CGGAACAGGAGGTTGAAAGTTTGGAACCTGATCTGGAATAACTTGATCAAATACTCTAACATTTCCTGCATCTCCTGCTGCTTCAACGCCCGTTACGATAGCATCTGCGTTCGCTTGTACGGTTACAGTACCAACATTTGTGCTACTAGACAATCCCGTTGTTAAAAACTCTACAGAAATACCCGCAATGACGGTGCCTACTTGACCTGTGGCAAAACCTGCGGAATCAACAGGATCAACCCTAACAGAAACATTCGCCGCCGCATCAACAGTAGCTGTGCCTACCGCGCCAGTGCCAGCAGATCCCGTGACCGCAATACCTGCTTGTGCGTCTATCGTTACAGATCCTACGCCGCCAGTAGCCGAAATACCTGTCTGTGGTACGTTTGCTGCACCCTGTACAGTAACCGAATTAAGAGCGCCAGTAGCAGCAGATCCCGTAACACCAACATCTGCATTCGCTGCAACGGTTACACTACCAACCGCACTTGTAGCCGAAATACCCGTTTCTGGAACAATCGCATCACCGCTAATCGTTGGTGACCCTACGGCCCCCGTTCCCGCAGATCCCGCAGGAACAACGTTTGCCGTACCTGTAACAGTGACTGAATTGACAGAACCTGTGGCCTCTGAGCCTGTAACGCCCACGTCAGCGTTAGCTGCAACAACAACCGTGCCTACGGCTCCCGTGCCAGATATTCCTGTTTGTGGAACATTAGCGTCACCTGTCATGGTGACTGTGCCCACGGCTCCCGTGCCAGCGGAACCTGTAGCACCTACATCAGCCGCAGCCGCAACAACAACTGAACCAACCGCACCTGTTCCAGTAGAACCTGTGAGGGCTGTATTTGCTTCCGCTACAACCGAAACAGAGCCGACACCACCTGTAGCTGCCAACCCTGTCTCTGGAACATTAGCTTCCGCAACGACAGAAACAGAGCCAACCGCACCTGTTCCCGCCACTCCTGTAACAACAACAGGAAGGGATTCGCCCCAAGTCCCTTGGGACCATGTGCCTCGCGCCCAACCCGAAATTGCTACCATAGTACTACGCCTTTTTAGGCGATACGGATAATAGCGTTACTCGCGTCCGCTGTTGGGAACTGAATAGTAAAGTCACCAGCAGTTGATGTCTTATCTCCACCAAACGCCAACACAATTACAGCTTTATCTGAAGCACTACTGTTATAGATCAATGCACCATTTGCTGTAATTGTTGCTGTTGAAAATGTTAAATCAGCAAAATCAGTAAGTGCAGTTGTGCCACTTGTGCTGGGGTCTACTCGTGTAAGAGCATTACCACCTGCGGTGTAATTTGTACCTGAACTACTAACTTCGTTAGTCGTAGCATAAGCTGTTGTCGCTGCACCTAATGTTGCAGACGAAGTGAATAGGGCAAGTTTAAAAGTACCTCCCCCTGAGTTTTTGAAATTGTGTGTTCCTTCAAGAAGCTCTTTCTTGAAAGACGTACACATTGCTTGGGTGATCGCCATGTTATAATCTCCTTATTGCATCAGCCAGTTCTGGGTGCCCCGCATCTTTAAGGGCATTATACACGGTTGTGCGGTCACTGCGAATAGCTTCGCGCATATAAAATGCAACCACTTTTTCCATGTGCTTTTGGAACGCCTTTGCCTGATCTCTGATAGCGGGATGCGCATCATCCGACACACTAATCAGTTTCTCAACACAGCGTTCTGCAACTTCATCGGGGCTAAACCCTCGATTATTTGTCGTATGTACATTAACAATTGGATTGTCTGGTACGTCAAAATTTAATTTAAACATTATTGTTTCGGCCTTATTACTTTACCCACACGGTATTCTTGGGTTGTTTCTTTTGCTTCGCCCAACATTTTAAGACCCATAAGGGCTTCTTGAAACCGCTGGTTGTATTGAGCCATGATGTCGGGCTCTCCTTTCATAAAGGTATACGCCTCAACTAATGATCCGTAAAGCATTCCAAGTTCTGCATTTTCACTTAACCAAGATGTAGCCGTCCCCGCCCCCGATGTTAAACTAGCGGGTCTGAATAAATATTGAACCTCAACGTCATAGTCTGCATCTGGCGTAGGCGCTAAGATAAAGTTGCCCACGTCAAATTGAGCATAATATTTGGGCTTTCCTGTTACAGTGGGGTTGGGGTTGTATTCTTCAATAAAAGATAAATCTTTAAACTGAAGAAATTCTTTACTGCCACCAGATGTCAAGGTTAAAGAAAAAGGAGCTAAAAAATCACTAGGGGCACCAAGGTATTGATTGCCCGTAGTCATAGCACCCTGTTGGTTGCGCATAAACAAGTTTAGCTGAACGTTTTTAAGTATGCGCTCTTCCGTGGCTCTAATAAAAATAGGAAGATTGCTAACGAAAGTCGTCTCCGAGTTTTCCGTATAATCTTGTATTGCCTGTTTCAAACCGTCGTATGTAAAACTCATGGTGTGTTCGCTTGGCCTCCCATACCTGAATGGTTGGTACAATAGTAATACAACGTTGGCGCACCAGACGCCACTGTTATCTTCGTATACGCTCCTGCGCTACCCGGAGTTCCTGTTGTGGTTACGCCCGTGGTATACGGTGAACCACTGTTATGCGTACCGTTTGGAGTGGCGCTAAAACGCAAAGGATGTGAACTATTACTGGAGTCGCTTTGATCAAACCAATAGGTACTACCCTCATTTAAGGTGAGAGTTGGTGATACAGATCCATCAATGTAAAATTTATTACCTGTTCCATAAGAGTTTGTTCCCGTGGCAACCGTAACAGCGTAATTAGTTACATTTGTTGAAGTAGTCACAGAACCAACAGAAGCAGCGCCAGCAGAACCTGTAACTACAGCAATTACATTTGCCGTTGAAACAGTTACAGTACCAACAGAAGAGGAGCTGCTAGATCCTGTAACTGAAACGACTATTCCTTCTTCAACAGAAACAGTTCCAACAGAACCTGTTGCAGAAGCAAAACCAGATACCGCAACTGTTACAGAAGCGGGTAAAATTACTGTTACATCCCCCACTTCACCAGTAGCCTCGCTACCCAATGTTTTGGGAAAGAAAAGAGTAACAGTTCCAACTTGCCCCGTCGCAACTAACTCATTGTCTCCAGTAATGCCTTGGATTTCCTTAAAACCTACGGGATTAAATCCGTATTGAGTAGATCTTTGAGAAGATAATTCCGTTTCGGGACGCGCGTCCTTTAAAGCCTGCCCATCAATCGGATCTCTAACGGGCTCTAATTGTGGGTGCTTTGCTTCCCATTCATCGGCTCCAACAAAAAGACCCGTCCATTCTTTACGCATCCTGTTAAGGGGATACTTAAAGCCCGATCGGTCTGAAATACCGTATGCTCTTCTGCCAACCGCGTATTTAGACATTAGTTAATCCTATAATAGTCCAAACTTGGTTGAACATTAAATGACGCTCTATCTCTATCTTCAGTCATAGCCCGATCAATTTCTTCCTCATACACTGCTTTAAGAAGTTGAATACGATCTGGCGCTCTTTTTATAGCCAAATAATAAGACAGTCCCGCTGCCAAACAGGGATAAAACCTAAAAGGCAGGTCTAGGGTAGCCGTTGATGTCCCAGAATCATCCATCCTTACAAGGCGATCAAAAATTAAAACGTCTGTACTGTTATCTGGCGCAGGCCAAACCTTTAACAAAGGATCTATTTGTCGATCTACAAAAAATTGAGACACACGAGCTTCAGTGCTTTTATTGGGTATATTTAAATAATCATCTCGACTTACACGATTTAAGCCGTAGTCTGTATTATCTCTTCGAACAATTACGGACAAAACATCTATTGTGCTGGCGCCCAAAGCATAACTAGAAGTTCCCTTTGTTAGCGCCTGTGTGGTTTGTTCAATTGTCCATTGATTTATACCCCTATTAGCCCACTCCGCTAACATAAGGTTAAGCGACCTCTTAGCGGTTTGAACGTCATAACCAGTGCGCACCTCAAGTCCACACCTTTCAAAGGCTTCTTCAATGTAATCGGTGACGTTTAATTCAAACGTTTTTGTGCCAGAGGTCGCCATTTTTTACTTCTTTTTCTTAACCATGCCACCGCCGCGCATTTTCTTAACCATACCGCCGCCACGCATTTTCTTAACCATACCGCCGCCGCGCATTTTCTTAACCATACCGCCGCCGCGCATTTTCTTAACCGCTGTTGCTTTTTTTCGAGGTCTCATCGCCATTTTTTAGTCTCCTATATAAAGTTTCACGTTGATTAAAAATTTCATCCACATCGTAGTCTTCTTGATACTTATCATAATATCCTAATTCACGCAAAGTATAAGCGGCCTCTTGTACTTTGGATAATTTTTGTAAAAAAATCATTGCGTAAGGAGTATTAATGTGCGGCTCAAACGTCCCATCATCAATTAAATCGTTACTATCGTCATCGGGGTGAAAGCCCATTAACCAAAGATCTTTTTGACCAAATATGCCTTGAGAAATACCATCATTATAGGCCTCTAATTCTGTGTGAAATACTTGAGCGCTCCTTCTGAAAAATTGGTCAACAATTATTACCAAATCTAGGGAATCAGAAAAACCACTAAGGCAACTCGTAAGTGCCTGCGTTCCACCGTATTTAAAAATTATGGCCACACGTTCATCTAACCAAGCCTTTTTTGCGTAAGGGCACGGCGGCATATTATTAAAATACGGTGATTTTTTTTCTAACGCAAAAGCCGACCATGCTCTTATTTCTTCGCATATGGCCTTTTCATCTCCAACATAAAAATTATGGACATTGCTCATTGACATACGGAACCCTTTGTGTGCTTTCTTCGATTTTCCATTACGGCCCCACAACCGCGAGCAACAACAGCCCCTTTTTCTTTTTTGCCACTGTAGGGGCGTTTTCTTTTTTGATTTGATATAATTTCTCCACCAAAAGCCGCAGTTTGCACCTCGGCAGATTTAGTGTTTTTCACAACTGTTTTTCCTGACGCTCCCGCTTTTTTCTTTTTTTTAGCAGTAGACGCTAATTGTGTTTTTGAAAGAGATTTTGCTTTTGACCGTGGTAAACAACGATCCGGGTTTTTTTTATCTTTGGATGTACCACATTCCCCCTTTACCTTGCCATCGGTGCCAATACGAACCCAGTCTTGGTCTAACCATTTTTGAAGCTCGCCCATTATGCTTTTGCTTTCTTCTTTTTGCCTTTTGCACCTTTAGCGTAATTTGGGTCTTTACAATACTTTGAGGCGGCAAGGTTTGCATAAGCAGAAGGATATGTATCAAAGGTTCTTTTTGCCCAATCCTTACCCGCAGGACAAATTTTACTTCCTTTACTTTTTTTAGAAGCCTCTCCGCCCTTTCTGAAATAGGACAAACCACGTGGAGTTTTTGTTCTTGATGTTCCCGGCATTATAATAACCTTTCTGCAACGGCGGCTGCAACAATTAAACCCGCGATACCCCAAAGACGCATGTCTAATTTATCCAACTGCTTTTCAATACGCTCAAATCTTCTATTAGACTCTTCTTCATGTTTTTCCATTAAACTTAAAACTTCTGCAATTTTCATTAACATTTCCATCTTTTTCTAGCTTGCCGCAATCGTGAATTGGGGTTTTTTGCAGCTTTAGGGAACTTTTTCATTTGACCCGCAGATCTTGCGCAAAAAGATTTGCGTCTTTTAGCTGCTTTGCTTCCGCGCTTAACTTTACCAGTAACTGCCGTTTGTAACTTTGAACCGGGGTTTTTTTTCCGATACGAAGCAACCCCCGCCTTTGTCATTCCCGCCCCTTTTTTAGTAGGGCGGAAATTTTTTTTGTTACGTTTTGGCATATTGTCACTTTTACGTTCAGCCATATTTTGTAACCTTAATTAAAGAAGAACGTAGCCGCTGTAATATTTGTTAAAGCTGACACATGAATATCACTCACTCTAATACCACTAGAAGGTATGTTAACCGAATGAGTGTCAGACGAATTAAAGTCTAGATCAAGCACCGTTGCACCACCATTACCGTCGGTGACAGTAAGGCGAGGTGTGCCAGACCCCGTCTTTAATTGTATCTGACGAATTCGTGCAGGCCCTATAGCCAAAGAACCCGTTGCAGTAATTCTTTTAGATTTAACATCAGAATCAGACATTTACGTTTCCTTTACTATACATCGTCAAGTAATGCACAAACAATGCAAGTTGCAGTCGCAGCACTTGATCCATCGTGACCAATTGCGTGTATGTCAGCAACTGTTGCGTTTGGATATCTACCATAGAAAGACTGGTTAGGACTAATTTTAACCGCATCTCCAGTAGTGTTTGCTACCGTGCCCGCGTTGAAAACAACATAGATATCATTAGCCGCGTCCGTATTTTTTATATATATGAACTCAACCTTGTCACCTGTTGCTACGGCTGTTGGATTAACATTAGCATTTACTGCCGTATAATCGGTGTAATAACCAGACATCAAATCCGTGCTTGCGGCTGTGACACTGGTTAGCTTGTAGTACCACTTGTCGTTCGCGTCTTTTGGCGAAACAGTGGTAGTGGCTTCGATAGTTTTAGCTATCTCGTCCGGTAGAACTGTAGTTTTCATAACTACTGTAGCTGCATCTGCCATGAGTTATCTCCTATTACGCAGTTGGTGAATCAGATGAAATACCAAAGAACTTCAAAGATAATACACCGCCCGCGCCCGCATTGCCTGAAATCACTACTTCAACTTCATCAGGCGTTTCAGTAGAGGCCGTTGTTGCACCACCCGACATTCCTAAGGCACCATTACATGGGAAAAACCCTTTGAAACCTGTAGCGTTTATAGCAACAGATATGCCGTCAACAAAGCCGTCTGTATCTGCGTCGGTGCCAATATCAACAAGGTTTACAGCGTTAGCCGCCGCGCCTGTTACCGTTATAGCAACACCCATTGGAATAAAATTTGAAGGTATTCCTATAGAAGCTTCTTTATGATCTGTACCAGTTGCAGCAACGGCAATTGTTGCAGTGTAAGTAGAAAGAGCCATTTCATTAGTAAGACCTCCAGTGGAGGAGTTCTTAATTATAGATTTAAAACCGTTTTCTGAACGAACGGGACCGTTAAAAGTAGTATTAGCCATATGGATCTCCTGTCTTGGCTATTGTCAGTAACTTGATGTCACTGTCAGGGATATTCCTACTATATCACAGGAAATAAAAAAAGAAAGGGGCAACCGAAGCTGCCCCTTAGTTAAGAGAGAGATAATCTTTTGCAAAAAGACACCTCTAGTATAACATACTTTATGCGCCTTCTGTACCAAAAACTGAACGCCAGTCAGATACGCCAAAGCTATATCTTTCACGAGCTTTAAAACGCATATTTCCAGTGTCAAAGTCACCTTCCATAGCTGTTTTAATTGGAGTACGCTGAAACAGTTTAAAACCGTTTGGCGCATCCGTTTTGATAAAGAACGCATCTGTGTCTGTTAAGAAATGATTGACAACAGCTCCATCTGGCAACATGCCCATTGAGCGCATTGCATTTAGATCATTGTCAGCCGTTCCCGGACGCAGATTTGAGTTCATCACACGTTCCGCAATAAACTGAAGTTCTTTTGGAATAATTAATTTCATTCCACGAACCGCAATTTTCAAGCCTCTTTCGTCTGTTAGACCTGCAACATCTATGAGCATTTGCTCTAAAGAAGTTTCATTCAGATCCGCAGCAGTTGAAAGCTTGTTGCGTTGGTTGCCAGACAAACTTGGATGCGCTGCTGAACAAAGTGCTGCACCGTCTCCAACTGGAGAACCTGTGCTAAACGCATTATTCAAAATAGACGCCGCCTTAATTTGTTTTGTCTGAGACATTGAACGAGCTAGAGCTCTGGTATAACGCGCAGCTAAACGGTCATAAAGATTATCTTCAATTGCCTCTTCGGTAATTGAAAACGCCAGAGCGATAGTTTCGTGTGTATAACGCGCAGTATATGTTTCCTGTGCATCATCAAACGAGATTGCTCCGCCTTCACCTTTAACTGGAGCCGTTCCGAAACCACCGAGCATTACCTCTTCTTCAAAGGCCCTGTCTGAGGACTCTTCGTCAAAAATATCTGAATGCTCGTTTTCGTAACGGTCGTACTCCAAACCAAACAGCGCGTTAAGGCCGGGTTCCAACTCTTTCGCTAGTTGTGCGCGAGAGATAGCCATAATCTATTCCCCTTCCTTATGTGCCGGTTGAATCCGCAGTAGTCTGCGAATCAAAACGACGGGTTGCTGCATTGTAGTGCGCGTTTATACGAACAAGTAAATGCGCGCCAGCTGACGCGTAATCATTGTTTGCATCATCGTCAACCAAACCAACAATACGCAAAGGTAAAGTTGCTGTAGTCGCGATTGAAGCCACACTAAGTTGAGAGTTGGAACGTCCTGTACCAGTTACACCAGTACGAGCGGACGTGCCCAGTGACGCGTTTGCAAAAACACCAGTTAAAGCAGTGGCGCGGTCTGTTAGTGTAGCATCTGCGGCAACAGCAAACAGTTGATTTGGATTGTCAGCGACAACCGCCTCAACAGGAAAGTTTGTGTTGACAGACACTGAACCAGAGCCCGGCCAATAATTTAAAAAGACTGGTTTTTTCTGCGTGCTATCATGGTACTTCACACCCATTAGGACACCTACCGCAGCGGTTGTACCGCCACTTGTTGCGCCAGCTTGATCTATAACTCCGCCT